TACTGATGCGATCGCTCGCTCGGGAACTGGGCCTCACGCCAGCCGCACGAAGCGGATTGAGAGGAGACCTGGATGCCCAAGCGAACTCGGCGGGAGCGAAACTCGACGCACTCATCTCAGCCGCTCGGCGACCAAAATAGCCAGGGGCCTCAGGTCGCTGCGTTTATTGAGAACTTTTGCCGCCTGACTAAAGGCGAAGAGGCTGGCAAGCAGATCACACTCCGCAAGTGGCAACGCGATCTGCTGAATGATCTTTATGCACTCGATGGCGACGGCATTCGCAAACACCGCCGCGCACTGATCGGGCTGCCCCGCAAGAATGGCAAGTCGCTCATCGGCGCTGGCATCGCGCTCTTTGGCCTCGTCGTAGACGAGGTTGGCGCCGAAGTGTATGCAGTCGCAGGCGACCGCGCCCAGGCTCGCATCGTGTTCCGCGAGGCGGCACGAATGGTAGAACTTGATCCGATCCTCAGCCAGAGGCTGCGCGTAATGCGCGATGTGATTGAGATGCCGAGCACGGGTTCCGTGTTCCGCGTTCTCTCCGCCGATGCCTCTCGCGCGGAAGGCCTTAACCCGAGCACGGTAGTCTTTGACGAGGTGCATATCCAGCCTGACGACAGGCTTTGGAACACGATGAACCTCGGCTCGGGTACACGAAAGCAGCCGCTCATCGTCGGCATCACGACCGCTGGAAGCCGCACGGATAGTCGCGGGCAAGACACGGTGTGCTACAAACTCTGGCAATACGGGATGCGACTCAAGGCAGGCGAGATCGCCGACCCCTCCTTCTTCTTCCGTTGGCACGGCGCTCCTGACGGGGCAAATCACCTGGAGCCGAAGGTCTGGGCTGAAGCAAACCCCGCCTTTGGCGACTTTCTCCACCCGTCTGACTTTGAGTCGGCGGTGCTAAGTATTCCCGAGGCAGAGTTCCGCACAAAGCGCCTTAACCAGTGGGTGACCGCTGCTACGGGATGGCTACCAGGCGGCGCCTGGGATCGGCTTGCGGGCGACCGCAAGATTCAAGACGGCGAGCAGATCGTGATCGGCTTTGACGGCTCCTTTAGCGGAGACTGCACAGCGATGGTGGCCTGCACAATGGACGGCTTCATTCAGCCGCTGGCTCTTTGGGAGCGCCCAATGGATGACCCGCATTGGCAGGTGCCGATGGATGAGGTCGAGGCCAAGATGTACGAACTCTGCAAGAAGTATCAGGTGCGCGAGATCAGCGCCGACCCATATCGCTGGGCACGAACCTTGCAGAAATGGGAGACGGACGGCTTGCCCGTCGTGCTATATCCGCAGAGTCCAGCACGAATGGTGCCCGCCTGCGCCGCCTACTATGAGGCAGTGACCCAGGAGACCGTAAGCCACGACGGGGACGCGGCGCTTAGCCGACACCTCGACAACTGCTCGGTCAAGATTGACCGTTTCGGCCCTCGTATCGTCAAGGAGCACCGAGGCTCCCCGCGAAAGATTGACCTCGCCGTGTGCGCGGTGATGGCGTATGATCGTGCCCGCTACCACGCACAAGCGCCAGCGGCACCTAAAGCAGCGGAGTTCATCACCCTATGAAATCAACCATCCTGGAGTTGGCGGGCGTCGCCACGATCATTGTCGGGCTTGCGCTCATTGAGCCGCTGAGCCTTATTGTGTTTGTGGGCATCGTGCTCGTTTCTCTCGGCTATACCCGAGGAGTGACTAAGTGAGCATCCTTCGCCGCGTATTCAACGGACAAGAGCAGCGTTCCCTAACCCTTCAGAACCTTACGCCGCTTGCGTTTGATAAGGTTCCGTTCCTGGGCGAGCGCGAGGTTGATCAGAAAGCCGCGCTCGGCCTAAGCGCCGCATACGCCAGCGTGCGCCTGCTCGCTGATGTGGTGTCGAGTTTTCCTGTAGACGCCTATCGCCGCGACAACGGCATCCGACGACCGTACCGTCCAGGCGGCACAAAGCCATCCTGGATGCTTACGCCGATCCCCGACGAGCCGACCTATACGATCAATCAGTTAATCAGCGAGACCGTCGTATCGCTCTACACTGATGGCAACGCCTTCTTGTACGCGCCACGCGATGAGCGCGGCGAGGTTCTCGAGGTGCGCGTTATTGATCCGCGCCGCGTAGAAATCTATCGCGAGGGCCGCGAGGTCAAATACAAGATTCACTCAGGTCGCGGTGAGCCGACTGCAACCTATGGCCAGGACACCATTCTCCATATTCCGCTCATCGCTATGCCAGGCGAACTGCGCGGCATCAACCCGATTCACCAGTTGCGTGTTTCGCTCGCCCTGGGCCTCACGCTTGAGGACTATGCGGCAAACTTCTTCCGCACGGGTAGCACGCCGACGGGCATCATTGAGGTGCCAAGCGACCTGACCAAAGAGCAGGGCGAGGCGCTCAAGGCGGGCTGGGCACGGCACCACAGCGGCCAGAACATTCACACGCCAGGCGTGTTGACGGGCGGCGCGACCTTCAAAGCGCTTACTTTCCGACCCGAGGACGCGCAACTTCTAGCCTCGCGTCAGTTTACGACGGAAGAGATTGCCCGTATCTTCCGCATTCCACCAAATCTCTTGCAGGTCACAACGCCAGGCGCGATGTCCTACAACAGCGTGGAGCAGCAGAACCTTGCCTTCGTGCAATACACGCTTCGTCCGCTGGTGGAGATGATCGAGCGACCGCTCAGCACACTGATCCTCCTGCCAGACGCCTTCGTCAAGTTCTCAATGGACTCCATCCTGCGAGGCACGACGAAGGATCGCTACGACACCTATCGCGTCGGGCTGCAAGAAGGCTGGCTGAATGTTAATGACATCCGCAAGTTTGAGGACTTTAGTCCGATTGACTCGGGCGACTCCTACCGAATGCCGCTCAACGAGGCCGATGCTGAGACCGCGATGCTCTCCACGAAGGTGGACATCGTAGCGAAACTTGTGCAGGCTGGTTTCTCTCCTGCCGACGCAGCACGGCTTGTTGGCATCCGCGTCGCCCATACGGGCGCAGCGCCAGTCACCGTGCAGCCAACAGGAGATCTAGGATGACCTTTCAAGTACGACAAATGACGCTCGGCACAGCGAGCGCAGCACTCGCTACGGCAAGTGCTAAAAATACCCACGAAGTGTTTATCTATAACGATTCCAATAAGTCAATCTATGTCGGCGCATCGGATGTGACCGTTGCTAATGGGTTTCATATCCCAGCAACAAGTTTCCGCGAACTCAAGATTGCCAACGGAGATGTTCTCTGGGGCGTATCTAGCGATGCTGACGGGGAACTTCACATCTACGACTTCCAGGTTGATCCGTAATGCCGTATTTCATCACCGATGAGAGCGAGCAGTGCAGCGGCTGGGCGGTCGTCAAGCAGGACGGCGAAGTGATGGGCTGCCACACCACAAAGCAGGACGCGATCTCCCAGATGGTCGCGATCTCGCAGGCTGAAGGCATTGAGCCTGGCGGCGAGCGCGCCTTGCCAGAGAACTACCGTCCCGCACTCGCTGAGGATGTGCCCGAGGGCCGCGCCTGCGGCAACTGCGCCTTCTACAACGATGACATCGTGGAGGGCGACAAGGCGTGGTGCGAGCGCTGGGATGCCTATGTCAGCGGCGCGTATTACTGCAACGCCTGGCAGCCCCACGAGGAGGGCGAAGAGCACGACGAGGAAGAGGACGAGGAGCGCGCACCTATCAACCCTGATGGCTATGAGCCGACAGCCGAGATGAAGGAGAAACCGAAGATGGCAATCGAGTACCGACAGTTCCAGACGGAGATCCGCGCTGAAGGCGACGGGCATACCTTCACGGGATATGCCGCCATCTTCAACTCCGAGGCCGAGGGCCTGAGCACGCGGGAAATCATCAAGCCAGGCGCGTTCTCTAAGAGTGTGGCTGCCGCGGAGCGCGGCGAGTGGGAAGTCAAGGCGCTTCAGGATCACGATCCTAAGTATTTCCTGGGATCAACCAAGACTGGCACCCTCGATCTTGAGGAGGATGATCGCGGCCTCAAGGTGCGCGTTTCCCTCAACCCAGAGGTGACCTTCGCCTCCGACCTCGCCGCGATGCTGCGCCGAGATGGTGCGGCGATGGGTATGTCTTTTGGTTTCTCGGTGCCTCGCAACGGCGATGTTGTCAGCGACAACGGCATCCGTGAACTGCGGAACATTCGCCTCCACGAAGTCAGCCTCCTGACGGGCAACCAGCCCGCCTATCCAGCCACCGTTGGCCTGGGCGCAGTCCGATCGCTCTCTGAGCGCACCGAGATTGACGCCTCAACACTAATGCGTGCCTTTGACGCACTTCTCGCGGGAGCACCCGATGCGGATTCAGCCGCAACGCTTGACCTCGCAATCCGCAAGATCAGTCCTGATCTGCGGCCTGAACCTGAGACTACAACGGAGCCAGAGGAAGCCGATACACGGCTCGTACCTCTCTCTGTTCGTGAGCGCCAGTTGGCACTCGCCAAACTGGAACAGCCGACTCGCTAGGGCGCAGCGCGAGGGCCTTACGGCACCACCGCTGGACGCACCACCGATGACGCAATCAACCCCAAACCAGAAAGCGTAAGGAGTTAGACCAATGTCTGACATCACCAAGACGCTTCACGAGCAGTACCGAAACGACTGGGAAGAGGCTAAGTCTCTTCTCGCTCGTGCGGCTGACGAGAAGCGCGAACTTTCCGCAGAGGAAGAGGCTCGATGGACGAGCCTGAACGATGCAATGTCTGCACGCAAGGCCAAGATGGATCAGGTCGCTGCCGCTGAAGAGCGCAGTGAGAAGATCGGCGCACTCGCAGAGCGCGCACTCAAGGTCGAGCACGCGGTCAAGGCCGACAACGATGCCGATGTGCTTCGCGCAATCGCATCAGGAGAGAAGCGACGCGCTCAGTTTGAGATCCGCGCTCTTTCATCGGCAGCCGCAACTGTGCCAGTCACATTTGCTGACTTCGTAGTAGTTGCTCTCACTGAGGGGAATCCTGTGTATGAAGGCGCGACCAAACTTCGCACGACCACGGGCGAGCAGATCACTCTGCCACGCGTGACGGCGAATCAGTCAGCCTCCTTCGTCACCGAAGGTTCAACGATCACCCCAGCCGATCCGACGATCTCGTCAATCACCCTCTATGCGAACAAGATCGCCAGCCTGACGCTTTTGTCGGCTGAACTTGTCCGCGACGCGGGCTTTGACATCCTCGGCACGGTTGGCCGACAGGCTGGTGCACAGATTGCCTTCGTTGCAGGCTCCGCTTGCGCGATCGGCACGGGCACCGTTCAGCCACAGGGCTTCGTCTCTGCGGCAACGGGCTTGAGCACCGCAACAAAGGCAGGCACCGTCTCGGCGACCTTCTTTGATGCGCTTGACCTTGCGACCGTACTCTACTCACTCGCGCCTTCCTATCGCAACACCAACACTGTTTGGCACGCGAGCACGACGGCAGTGAGCAAACTTCGCAAGTTGCAGGACCTCAACGGACAGTTTGTCTTCCAGCCAGCGCTCGCCGCTGGTCAGCCAGACACGCTGCTCGGGTACCGCCTCAAGGAGAATGTCCACCTTGCAGCCGTTGGATCGGCTTCCAAGTCAGTGGCAATCCTCCACGAGCCGTCGTACTACATCCGAGAACTTCCGATCGAGGTCGCATCCTCGACCGATTACCTGTTCAACACGAACCAGGTTGCGATCCGCACCCTGTACGCTGTTGATGGAAACATCCCTGACCTGAACGCAGTGAAGGTGCTCGTTTCCGCAACCTCGTAATCTAGCGATCTAGATTCAACCTCCCGTCGGGCTTCGGCTCGGCGGGAGGACAAACAATAGGAGGAGGCAAGACCGTGAGAATCGGATTTACTACGAACGCACCGTGGGCACCTACAGGATACGGTACCCAGGCCACTGAACTCGCGCCGAAACTGGTTGCCGATGGGCACAAGGTTGCGGTAATGGCGAACTACGGCTTGGCGGGCACGACCCTGGACTGGAATGGCATCCCCGTGATGGGCCAGGGAATGGACGCCTACAGCAACGACCTGACGCCCGCGCAGATTGCATTCTGGCTCTCGCAACAGCCAGCCGAGCCTGGCATTGGGCTGTCGCTCTATGATGTCTGGGTATACAAGTCGCCTCAGTGGGACGAGATCCCGATGGCATCGTGGACACCAATCGATCACAGCGTGGTGCCCGATGAGGTGAAGGCGTGGTTTGCCCGAAGAGGCAAGGGCAAGTGGGCAATCGCGATGTCGCGATTTGGAGAGCACGAACTTCTAAACGCTGGCATCGAGCGCGACCGCGTGTTCTATGCGCCGCACTCATTCAACCCACAGATCTTCAAGCCAACGCCTTCGGCGATGCGAAAAGATCTCAATGTTCCCGATGACGCGCACCTGACCATCATCAACTCAGCGAACAAGGGGGTCACCCCTATTCGCAAGTGCTGGCCTGAGATGCTGCTCGCGTGGAGCAACTTTGCGAAGTCGCACCCCGACGCCTATCTCCTGATTTGGACGGAGATGTTCGGGCTGGCAAACGGCGTCAACATTGAGCGCGTGCTGAAGGCCGTTGATGCGCCGATTGATCGCGTGCGCTTCGTGCCGCAGTTTGAGTACCGACAGGGACTATCGTCGGATGTCGTCGCCCGAGCATATTCCGCCAGTGACGCACTCCTGATGACCTCCCGAGGAGAAGGCTTTGGCGTGCCTGCGATCGAGGCGCAGGCGTGCGGCGTGCCCGTGATCGTGACGAACTGGACGGCGCAGCCTGAACTGGTAGGCGCTGGCTGGAAGGTCAACGGGCAACCAGAGTACGATCCGCTTCAGGGCGGATGGTGGATGGTGCCGAATGTCAAAGAGATTGAGGATGCCCTTGTGCAGTCCTACGATCTCAAGCAGGACAGCGAGAAGCGAGAGGCTGCGCGAGCCGCTGCGATTGACTTCGCCGCTGGCTACACGACAGATCGGGTTTATACCGAGCATTGGCGACCGATCCTGAAGCAGATTGAATCAGAGATTCCGCAGGCGGGTGGCTTGAATCGCGAACAGCGACGAGCCGCCAAGCGCAAATGAGCGTCACGGTTGTCACGCCTACGCTGCCAGAGCGGGAAGATTTCCTGCTCCGTG